GGGCATAGAACCTGCTTGGAATTGAACGTAGCCCACGGGACAGATACACCGATACGCTTAGTCCCGCCCTGACTGTTAAGGTAGGTCAGGTCCGTACCAAGGCCGGAGAAATCGTAGTTTCCTGAGGTAGGTTCGAGGGTTGCGGCACCAAAAGTATTCTCAAGATCGACGACCTCAGCTACGGAGGAGATGTCTGAATAATTGTTCGACACGCGAGCGGGAGTATTCCCCCGACCGAATATCTTTCCGTGGCCTTTGTAAACAGTCATCGTTGCGCCTCACCACATCAGTTTGTGTTGCGGCGCTATGCGTGCTTTGCGCCGGCGTATGGTAACGGAAATAACTGCCCCGTTATTTCCTGTAGCAATAAGTGTGTCGTCTTCTTCGGTGAAGACGACCGTACCCGAAGATTCTGTAGTACCGCTTGCTTCGGCCGTATCGGCCTCTTCGGTGAATACTATAGCGCCCGTTATGCCGCTAACAATTGTGCCGGCAGCTACTAGCGTATCATCTTCCTCCGTGAAGATGAGTGTGCCGGTGATATACACTTGCCCTTCACCTTCGGCTGTATCATCCTCCTCCGTCACGCTTAGCGTACCTGTAACGATCACGGTTCCGGAGGCTGCTAAAGTATCGTCTTCCTCAGTCGATGCTAGTGCGGCTATCCACTGTACTAAACCGGATGCTACTATAGTATCCGCTGCTTCCGTAAATGCTACCGTGCCGGTAACTGTGATAGCGCCGCTGATAGCGGCTGTGTCGTTGCCTTCCGTGAAGGCTATGGTGCCGGTCGTTGTAATTGCACCGCTTGCTGCTAACGTATCGGCACCTTCTGTGAAGGCGGCTGTGCCTGTGATGTCGCCCCCACCTCCGCTCGCCTCCTTGAACACCACGAAGTCGGCATCGACGGTGATACTTGAACCGTCGTCGTAGGCGACGGAGCCGGTGCCTGAGAATCCGACCGTTACCGACGATCCGGCCGCCGTGTAGTTGCCGAACGACATCTTGCCCGTGCCGACATCGTAGCTTTGCCGCTGCGTCAGGGATCCGCTGACTGCCAGCGCCTCACCGCTTAACGACCCGGCGCTGACATACGATGCGTATGCAATACCAAGCGCCGCGGACCCGGCCGTCGAGGTCATCGTAACGCTGGCGGCCGCCGTAATATCGGTTCCATTCGTCGCCGAGGTATCGGTTACTGAGAAGTGATCCGAGTCTTGGATCGGCGAGGACTGGTCAACATTGTCCATCGTTTGGCTGACGATGTGCGCGGCCTTGTTCCCGCTCCACGACGCATAGCCGGCGCCCGTAGTCGCAGCAACCAGTTGCCACCAATCGACGGTGACTGGCGATGTAACCCGCGTCATAGTGGTGCCGCCCGAGCCACCCCATTTAACTGTGGTTGGCGTGCTCAGATCGGAGAGCCGGACGCCGACCGCCGCGCAGGTGTTGCTGCCACTTATTGTAGTTGATGGCGTGGTGCCGCTGGTGCCAGAGGCGACTTCGGCCTCATCATTGTCAATCAGCCCGACTGAGTTCGTAACCTTGGGTTTCGGTGTGCGCCCGCCTTCCGGGACTAAGAAAGTAGTCTTGGTGTCAAGGGCTAAATTGAATTTCGCCGGATCAATCAGCTCGCCGGATTTCTTGTGATAGATAGCAATTTCAGGCCGGACTTGCAGCCCGTCCTCTTTGATGGGGCACGAGAAGCCGGTAAAGGCGTGCTCGCCATTCTCATCCTCGGCCATGCCGCCGTCGAAGGTGAAGCCGCCGCCAGTATCGAACCACTCCTGACCGTCTTTCGAGCGCAGGAAACGAACGCTCACAGACATGGTCTCGTCGGGGAATCCCTCGATGGGATTCGCTTTGGTCGGGCGCGCTATCGTGAATATGAACCGGTCGGACTGCTCTGGAGCCGAGGCCGCCGCAAGAGCGAACACGGCGGCATTGACCGCTTTTATCGTAGCAACCTCAGTCACTGAGGCTTTTATTTCGTCAGGCATTAGATCGCCATCAGATCCGGCTCGCCGCCGAAGTACATCACCAACGCGCGCCTGCTAGCGAATGCCGGCGACCACCCGTGATTGAACGCATACGTTAGCAGCGAGGTAGAGGCGACCTTGTACATCCGCACCCACAGGCGTTTATTCCTGTGGTCGGGATGGTACAGGTTTTGCCGACCAAGTGTGTCACTCACACAAGGTTACTGGCCTTGGTTGCCGGCTGTAATCACGAACGAAGAGATAGACACAGCTTGGCCGGTGGAGATGCTTGTGCTGTTAAGGTTGAGGTCGGCACCTGAAATGCCTACATTGCCGTCCATTACAAATCCTGCCGCCGAGGTTACGACGCGAAACCACGTAGCCGTACCTGTCGCATTAGCCGACGAGTCCTGTGTAATGGCCGAGGCAGTAAGCGTGTCGCCAGAGGCGGCAGTAAACATCGGATCGGAGGCAGTCAACTCAGCTAGCAGCGTAGTAGCCGTACCACCGTTAGCCGGGCGGGTGCCATCGTAGATGCGAATTAGCGCAGCGCCGGCGCCAGCATTAGCAGCATCGTCTACAAGGTCTAAACGCGCTGTACGCAAAGTTGAGGCATAACCAATTAGCTGTGCCATTATTTTTTGCTCCTAATATCGTTCACGGTCTGTAGCACATTCTGCATAAAGCGGGCCGTGCTGGTCTGCTCATCTTGGATCATCTCAGTAACCAGCGTATCTCGCATGTCGCCTTTTGCCGCCCTGCGATAGATGCGGCAGATGTGTAATGTAGGGGTGTACGGCACAATCTCGTGGTAAACATTGCTTGCTGCAATACCGGGCACAGCAGCCGTCATTTCTTCCTTAGAAGGCTCGATAGCACGATCAACCACTGAGCTAAACAATTTCTTAAATAGCCTGAGCATGTTACTGCCTCTTGCGCAAGAAAAGGGTGATGTCATAAGTCTCCGTACCGTCGTAGCCGGAATCAGCCGCTACCGTAGTAAGCAAGATATCGCCGGTGTAACCGGACGACTTGGGATCAATGATCCCGCCTACACCGCGCAAATCCATGTAGCCTGCCAAGGACAACACAGCAAAAGGATCATCCGTAGAGGCGTCAAATTCGAGTTTTACAGCCGAGAAGCCCTGCACATCGTACAAGATGCCTTCTACCGAAAAAGAGGTAGGAACAGTTTTGCCGTCAGGGCCGATTAGGGTAGAAATATCTACCTTTACTACATCACTCTCCGCCGTGCCGTCAAAATTCATTAGCTTGACGACGTAACGGTTGTTGCCGTTAAAGAGAACCTGCGTATCAGCAGCCATAGTATGCGTGCTCCATCAAAGAAGGCCGGCAGGTATTGCCCGCCGGCTAATTAATCACTTTTAGGTCTTACCGCTGAATGCAGTACCGCATATAGTCGAATGTGGTCACATTACCAGCAGTCGCACCTGTACGAGCGCCAATAAACGGAGCTAGGGCAACCCCTGTAGGAATAGTCGTAGAAGAGGAACTCCAAGTAAGCGCAACTTTACCATCAATAAACCCCTGCAACACACTGCCACCGTTGTAAAAAATACCTAACGTGTGCCACGTGGTGTTAGACAGAGCTTTCACAGTTTGTGCCTGAGCGGTTGTGCCGCTATTAGACTTATCCGCAAGCATAGTTGGATATGCGCTTCCAGCAAGCGTGCCGAAAGCAATAAGATCGGTAGAAGTGGTAGTCCACAGATCCTCGGGATTGGTAGTGGCCGTTACGGAAGACAGACCAAATTGAACATCCGTTTCTGCTGCGACTGAAGTCTGTACACGTACTTCCATGAAGAATTTCTTACCAGAGGTAAGCTGCACGCCTTTAGGCAGGTAGATAGCCACACCTTCACTGGTGCCGTCAGACGCAATAAGAGCGCCGCCAGTGGCGCCAAGACTGCCCGCCGTAGACGACATAACAAGGGTAGCACCAGTATCTATAATAGCGGCTGACCAGCCACTAGGTACATTGGTAGTTACAAGACGTTGGAAATCCTCAAAAAAGACATCGAACTCCGCAGACGGCATAAGTCCCATATTAGAGCGATAAGAATATGAACTTTGATTGGATGCGGGGGCATGAACAAGAGATTCGCGAAAACCTGCGCCATTAGCAGACATATAATCCTCCAACAATTAAATGTTTAGTGAAAAGAAGGGCCGGCTACATGGCGTAGCCGGCTAAGGGTACTAAGGTAGCTTTTACTAACTACTGCTACGCTCCGGGCGAACCAAAGACGCCCTTAGGATCGGTCCAACCGAAACTATCGCGCCGGGTAGCCTTGTACTTAGCGTTGTCGGTATCGAAGTCCTTATCCATCGAGAAGTCGGGTGCCCGACGCTCGAAGTGCTTGAGACCATCTTTAACATCCGTAAGGATGTACCAAGCCTGCGCAGAGGTTAGGTACGGCGTCACAACAACTTCGTTGAAGGTGCCAAGCTGACGCAGGGCGTTCAGGTCGTTGTTAGCAGAGTCCGCACGGCGATCTGACTCAAGGATACGCTTAGCGACAAACTTCAAGTCAACCGGAATAACCAACTTGCGCGGCATTACGTTGATACGCAGGCCACGGTCGTTAGTGAACTTCATCAGGTCGATACACGCCTGCTCCAAAGCCGTTTCCGACAGATCCGCAGCGGTGCTCAGCTCGTTAGCCCACGTGCCGCCCGTAACATTCGGGTGATTCGTAGCCAACATCTCTTTACCATCCCCACCCGCGTAGGTGGAGGTGAATGCGCGGTTAAGCACATTGTGAGCAACCGTTTCGATGGTTTGGTTCATCGAGAACGCAAGACCGCGCGCCCTACGCTCACCAACCACATCGTACAGATCGTCTTCCACCAACCTGCGTGAGATGACGAAACCAAGGGCGTACTCGATGTGCGTGTACCGCGAGACGAAACCTTGACGCTCGGTGTCATAAGTCACCGGAGCAGCTTCATCTTTGACGGCCGCAAGACCGAAACTCGTTACGCCAACATCTTCCTCAAAAGCCTTACGGCTCTTGTACGTAGTGAAGATTTGACTCCATTTCTGATCGTGGGACGCATACTCGTGGCCATAAATAGCATTAAGCCCAGGCCACAGCAGCTTACCAAAATCACCAGTTACCATCGGCATATTATGTTATCTCCTAAATTAAAGGCCGGTGACTTCGTTGTGAACGTGCTCATTGATGCACACAATCCACTTCGCCCAGTCGCCCACTGCATTATCTTCCTGGTCCATAAGGCCAATAAGACGAAGCTGAGCGGTGCCAGGAGAGCCATCAGTCGTGGTTGAACGGTCCAACTCGTGCGCACTCTGACCAGTAGTAGTGCTGCCGGCCGTTGCGAGAACATCAAAGTTGGAGCCAATAGCAGCCGTAGTAAGCGCCGTGCCGCCATCGTCCTCCTGGACAACGTACAGCACATCCGGACCCTCAGCAACCAACACATATCCAGCCGTAGAAGCCGGAAGGTAGCCAGGATGCTCCGTCGCAGCAACCGCACGGTTGACTACTACGCCTACGCACACACCAAGAAGATTTCCGCCGCTAGAACCCGTATAAGGAGCAACATTGCCGTCATCTTCCAAGATCATCGCGTCGCCAACAAAAATCGCCGTGGCATTGGACGAGTCTACCGGACGCTTACGAACATTAGCGTTATACGGAGAGCCGTTCACAGTACCAATCGGGCGAAAGCCATTAGGCCGATCTACATTCGCCATTCTTTATACCTCCAAATAATCGTTAAAGTTTGATGCTCAACGCTTGGAGGAGATGCGCATTACTAGCGTGGTCGCGGAACAGACCGCTTTACCTCGCCGTACTTACCGTCTCGCCCATCATTGAGCGCCCTAAACATATCCGCTTCAGATGCGTCTGTCTGCTCGTCGCGTAGCCGTTGATCTTCATCGTACCACTCGCGCTTAATACGCATCAAGATAGCCGTAATACCTCCGCCGACATACTTGCTCACGGGGGAACTATCACCACCACCTACCTGTTCGCTCTCTCCAATCTTTACGCTATGTGTTACCTGCTCGTAGCCGCCGCGCATATAACGGGCGATACTATCTTCTATATCATTGACCCACCTGTACACAAAGCCAGGGTCTTTATTGGAGACGGTCAAGACATCCCTTCGGCCATCAACGGGCACCCGCTCGGGCCGTTTGACGGCGGAAACTTCCGTCCTGTTATCGCTCGTACTACGCGCCTGCTCGGCGCTATCTCTTAAACTCAAAGTCGGCTTGTTAGACATTTGCATTACTCTCCGTAAGGTTATTATCGCGCTTGGTCAAAATAGCCGATGCTTTCCAAATTGGCAATGTACTCTTCCTCGCTCTTCACAGAGCCGAGTCTGAGCATGTTATCCAACACCTGCCGCTCTTGCGCATCTAGGTCGCGTACGGTGTGGCCGGAGCCGCGCCGACCTTGTGATGTGCGGCGCCCTTTGGCGCCTTCTACGCGAGCAGTCTTTGCAAAATATTTTGACCGCGGATACAATTCTTTGATACGCTTTTCAACGTGTGCCAAGATTTCGGCGCCGTCAATCTTCTTGAGCTTACCGGATGCGAGCATCTGCTTCTGCGACTCCAACATAGATCCGCCGATAGTGTCGGCTATCTGACGCATCTCGTTGTCTTCAGAATACCACGTATTCTGTTGCACCCACGCCTCAATCTGCGGTGGAGGGGTATGTGTCTCTTCAGTGGTATCCTCTACTGCTTCATCCAGCTCTTCGGCTGCGGCAGCCGCTAAATCTGCTCGCGCTGCTGCAAGTTGTTCATCCAACTCAATGATAGCGTCAGCATCGCGATCAATGATCGCTTCTTTTTTCTTGTCGGTGAGGCTCTTTACGTGGCCCTCAAGGCCCGTTTTTCGAGCCGCCTGATCTCGCTTCAACAGGAAATCAACCTTGTCTTGAAGCTGTTTGAGCTGCTTGTTACGTTCGGAAATTTTGCCTAAAAGCTCGCCACGATCCAAAAACTCGCGAGCACTACGCCGGTTAGGGCCGTCATAATCAGGATTCCACCCTTGAGCGATAGCTGCCTGCTCTTCGTCGGTGTATTCCTCTTCGCTTGCTGCGAGCTGTGCGGATGCTTCGGCAGATTCTTCCGCGCCTTCATCTTGCGCTCCCTCCGCCTCGCCTTCGGGCGCCTCGTCGGCGTTGGTAGCCGCTGCACCCTCCAAAATACCCTTGAGAGTGTTAGCACCTGGAATCTCGTTTTCCCCTGCCATCTGTAGGCTTCTCCTATTGTTACACTATTACCGCAGTAAGATCGCGGTCGTTGATAAGGGCATATTTGATCTTCGTCACAGGATCGTTTATGAACTTCGCGCTATACCGTGCGAACGCTATCCTGTCTCCGACCTTTGCCCACTTGTACCACCCTTCATTTGACGCAAACCTGTCAAAGTCTGCCCACGCTAACGGGCCTACTGCAACTAGCGTTCCGTACACTTGGGCCGCTTGCTCGCGCTCTCGGCTGATCTGCACATTGCTGTCTTTGGTCTTGGGGATTACAAGACCGCCAGCCGTCTTTAGCTCATCCTCCGTCTCTTCATCAAATTCGTCGTCTACGGGATCGGGCAATACAAGCAAGTGGAAGCCTGATGGTTGCAGATGCAGCTCTGTGATATCTTTGAATTTGGTTATCTTAGCCATGTTGATATTCGATCTCTTCGCCCCCTTCTTCGTCGTCCTCTATTTGCATCTCAAGTATGGCGTCCATGCCGTTGATGATACCAACCAACTTCGCTGTGTATTGCACTGTTACGCCCGGATCATCGCGTAGCGTGTAGCCGCTTACAAGCAGCTCTGCCTGCTCCGCTCTAGTTGACCTAAGTACGTTGAAGACCGCGATGGTGGCAGGGTGATCCTTCCACGCATCAAATACCTCTTTACTGAGTTCCGATTCCAGCACTACCTGCTTTACTTCGCTCACTAGTTTTGCCCCCTGTCGCTCCGTCTAAAATCTTGATAAGCCTGTCGATCTCTCCAAATCTAGCCGTCATACCGGCCTCAACCGCCTTCAGCAAGGCAGTCGTCTCGTCCAACATGGACTTGCTCTGTTGAGCATTCTGACGCAGCTCAAGGTCGGCTGCGTCCATCTCAACTTGGTGGTTGTGCCGCGCCTTCTCTAGCTCGTACTTCAACTGCTCAAGGCTAGGCTGCGGCTCTTCGACTTTAAGCAGCTCTTCAATGCCTGGCTGGTCTTGAGCTTCTAACACTCGGCGCTTTAGTACGTCGGGATTCATCCCGAAGCCAGCCGCTTGCAACTCCATCAAGGCTTGCGCCTTAGCAAGGCGTTGAGCCTCCGAGGATACATTAGGATCGGAGTAAGGGATGACCGATGTAAGGCCGCTGTGGTAATCCACACGGAATACGTTAGCACTCTCGTCTTTGCTGCCGCCTACGATGGTAAAATACTCTTCGGCGCCGAGGTATAAGCCGTTCAACCGATGCAGGATCTTAAATTCCTGTTTCAATGAACGGTGAAAACGCTTGTAGATTGCGTTGAATACCTTTAATCCTTGCTCGATGACGGCAAGGGTAGTCGTAGCCTTCTGATTCTGGCCGGGATTCTCGCCTGTCAGAATCTCGGTCGTTTGGCCTAGCTTTTGGCCGGCGTCGATCAAGAAACCTAGCAACGTGTACAAGACCATAGAAGGCTCGCGCACAGGTAACGGGAAGATGCCCTTTTTCAGGTCATCGCCGGAGGTATTGACCGTAATCCACTCGCCAGGCGCAAATCTCTTCTTGCCGCCTTTAATGCGGATACCGCGTGACAGGAAGCCGGACTGTAAGTTGGACAGCGTACCAGCATCAATAAGCTGGTTGAGCAGCGTGTTAGCCGCCTCGTTAAGCGAGGCCAACAGCAGGCCGAAGCCCATGTCGTAGAAGCCCCCGTCAGGATTGGGGATAAACGGGAACTTAGTAAAATACTTGGTAGGCGTGATGCGGACCACTTCTTTGCCGTCATCCGTCCACGTAATGCCATCGGCATCGTAACGCGCTACTATACGGAATAGTTCTCTATCTTGGTAGTCCACGGTAACAATGTACGGCTCTTTGTAGCCGTCGCCGTCAAGGTCTAGCCACCGGTGTTGCTCAAGTACGACACGAGGCAGCTCGATGTCGTCCGACTACGGATTGGTCTTGTTGACGTCGTCTTTGAGCCGGCGCCGTTTGGCGAGCGTGGATGAGTTAGGCGCCGTAAGTTTGACATCAAGGAAGCGATTATCCTTAATACGCTCGTGGATGTCGTTAGCCGACATCTCCATAATGTGCGTAACACGTTGGGCTGTCTCAAGGCTCTTTGCAGCATAATTGACACATAGATCATTGGGATGCACAAACTCTGATGCATTACGGCCGAGGGAGTGGTTGTAGTATGTCTTTTTGAAGCCGTCACCAACGATAGGCGCGACTATGATAAGACGATCCATCTCTTCTTCCCACTCTTCCATCTCTTCGAGCACTTGGTAGCTCATGTGCCGTTCGACGCGAATAGCGGATTCTGCCTTTACTCCAAATTCGTCCTTGCCTACTACCCTGGCCTTTACCGGCTTCTCGCCGTTGATAAGGGCAGGATACAACCTTGCACCAAAAGAGATCACAGCTTGGGTAAGCAACGGATATTTGACATTAGATGCGTTAGGCCACGGAGTATTCTTGGTCTCCATGAGCATCGAAGCTAACGTGATCCACTGTTCGTTGCGCTCTAACCACCCTTGGCGGGAGCGTTCGTCTATCTCGTACTCGGTTACTACGGCGCGCGCAATATCCTTGCGCTCTTCCACCGATAACTGCTCAGCAATGTTGGTTGACTCTAACAGGCGGCTTACCGCAAACGCATCCTCGCCTTCCGGCATGAATGTGTCTATCAACTTCTTTGGTTTTTCGTCAGCGTTTAGGTACATTCTGCCTTTTAGTATCCGGTAGAGGAATAGATGGGTTGATACGAGTCTTCATCCTCGTAGTAATCCTCGTCGCTCTCGCATTCGTCGTCTAAAACCTCCTCTTCGTTGACTTTTTGCTTTTCTTCTGCGTCAATCAAAGATTGAAGTTTCATGCCTATGATGGCCCCGGTAGACACTTGATCGTCGTGCTTACCACGTGGAAATTGCTTCAATTCTGCGTGGTAGTTGGCGTACCATTCGGCTTCGGTGTCAAATTCGACGTTGCCGGCCCTCATTCGACCTACCCACGACCGCACACGCATCTGCAAGTCTTTTATAGAGGGGATTGTCTCGATAATCGGGAACTTATCCCGCTTTTCCATCTCGGCGTACAGGAAAGGACCGATAGACTTGGCGATATTATCGTCTTCAAACACAAACATCTGCGGTTTGTAGCGTGTTTCCAGCTCGAACACAAGATCTACTGTTTGCAGAGTGTCAAACCTGCCACGTTCTATGTCTACCACCTGTAACCGGCCTGATTTTGTTACTTTTGTTACCTGGAATACGGTATAGTCGGCTCGTTGCTTTTGCGAAACAGCGCAATCGACAGATATGTAATACTCGCCGTACTCGTCTCGTGCATCTCTTGGTATGGGTAGGAAGTCTTTCTGCCGGAATATGGCTACCGAGTCGTCAATCGGTATATTGCGATACTCTTGCAGGTAGATTTCTAGTTCACCGGCCTCCTCATACAAGGCTCGTTCGGCTAAAAGACGTTCTTTCGACCACTTTTCCGGCCACAGAATCTCTGTAAAATCATCGTTGTGGGCCTCGTAACGGCGAGATGTCCACGCTTTGCTTGAGAGCATCCACTCTAACAGGCTGTCGAGGTGCAATACCGTGCCTACTACCCTGATTTGTCCGCTGTCCGATAGAATCGGCAGCAACGTAGACAAGAACCACGATTTCAACTTCTTGCGACGATCTGGGCTTACGACTAGCTCGTCGTTCTCCATGTCGTCGCACACGACTAGATCCGGGCGCGTACCTCGCCACTTGCTGCCGCGCAGGCTTTGGCCGGCGCCGCGTGCGAAGATGCGAAATACGTGGCCTTCGTTGCCCATTTCAACGATAAGCTCTGTTTCGCGCTCTTTGATGAAACTGTGTACTTGGAACTCTTGGCGAAGATCCTCGTTCTCTGTAAGCTCTACCTTGATGTCACCCAAGAATTGCGCTGCTTGGTCTTGCGTGTCCGACAAGATCATTATGTTGCGCTTGAGCTTAAACAGCGCACACGCCATCACGTAAGCGTGTGTAATACTTGTAGATTTAGCGTGCCCTCTGGGCGCCGCGATTGCTACACGTTTCTCTTTCGATGTACACATCTCCCACCACTCCAGGTGGCAGGCAGGTGAAACTTTAGTTTCGTCGTAGCGCCCCGATAAGAGGGCGCCTGAGAATCCTAGTAGCGTCTCGGCATCTAAGCGGACTGTAGGTGTTGCCACGATGCCCCTTTTGTGCTATTATACGGCGCGACAGGCGCCTAATTCCATGACTTCGAGCAGCCGGCCGTCCGGTAGCGTAGTGCGGTATATGACCGAAGGTGTGTGCGGTGCCATAAAGGGGCTGCTATCGAGACATACTTATCTTTGCCGCAGCACAGCTTCCACCATTCCAGATGGCAGGAGGGCGTAGGCTTTGGATCGTCGTACCGCGCCGATAAAATCGCGCCGGAAAAGCCTAATAGCGTTTCCGCATCTAGTACAGCCTTCTGTTTAGCCATCTAGGCTGTTCTGCACACATCTGGTTCTATGATGATCGCATTGCCCACTTTTGCATAAATAGTAGGTCTATGCGGCCCCGTCCATTGCCTATTGTCGTAGCACACGTAGGCAATAGTCGTGTTATTTCCTACAAACAAAGTGCAAAAGGTATTTGTGCCGAAGCAGTCTACGCCGTGCGCCAACAGGTACATAAGCACGGCCTCTATCATAAATT